AAGCACAAACCTATCGGTTGACGATACAGGTAACACTTTCGCAGGTGTTCTAAATGGTCGTTTCAGAGTTTACATCGATCCATATTCGGCTAACCTAGGCGCAAGCAACCAGTTCTATATGGTTGGTTACAAAGGCGCTAGCCCATATGACGCAGGTATGTTCTACTGCCCATACGTTCCGCTACAAATGGTACGTGCAATCGATCCTAACAGCTTCCAGCCAAAGATTGGCTTCAAGACACGTTACGGTCTAATTGCTAACCCATATGTAACATCGGCTAATGGTCTTTCGGATTCGGATGCAGATAATTTTACTGCAGATCGTAACCAGTACTATCGTCGTACAAAGGTTGTTAACCTAATGTAATTAACCGACGTTAAGATCGGATTTAAGGGGGAAGAAATTCCCCCTTTTTTATTGTGTTACTAGGCTATAAATAATAGAATAAGTAAGGAGTTTTAATGGCATTTACCGCAAATATTGGAGAAATCAAAAGTAGCTTAACTTCAAGTATTGCTACGACATATGATTATCTAAGACCAAATGCCTTCAGATTTAGTATAAAGGATTTACCAAGAACTTCTTTTACTTGTCAATCAGCGAACCTCCCGGATATGCAATTAGGTTTTGCAGTGCAAACCACACCTTTTGTTGACATTCCGACGATTGGTGATAAAATAAATTTTGGAGAATTCACTATTAGATTTTTGGTTGCCGAAGATATGTCCAATTATTTGGAATTATATCGATGGATTTTAGCATTAGGATTCCCAAAAGATTATAATCAATTTAGAGCCTTTACCGAAATAAGACCAAGTAGATTTCCGTTTGTTACTAAAACGGACGGCAAACAAGAAATTTTGGCATACTCGGATGGTACTTTGACTATTTTAGACTCGACAAACAATCCTAAAGTTAATATAATATTTAAAAATCTGTTCCCTATATCATTACAAAGTTTGGATTTTGACATCGCATCACAAACCGTAGAATACTTTACTGCCATTGCAACCTTTAAGTATACATTTTTCGAAGTAGAACCTTTATAATAAATTGGAGTTATTATGAATAAAAAAGTAAAACCTATGCCCTTGCCTTCTATTCCTCAATTGCCTAAGGCCGGCGAGGCTCAGCAAGGACAACAAGAACAAGGTCGCCTTGAAGTTAAACTAGAAGATCTTAGAAAAGAAAGAATCTTTATTGCGACACCTTGTTATGGTGGACAGCTAACTGAGGCTTATTTTAGATCAACAATTCGATTGCTAACATTCTGCAATCAACATCAAATTCCCGTAGCATTTGGAACTATTGCAAATGAGTCTTTAGTTACTCGTGCAAGAAACGTTCTTGTTGCATATTTTCTACAAAGCAATTTTACCCGATTAATGTTTATTGATGCGGATATCGAATATCAAGTAGAAGATGTAATTAAATTGGTTGCACATAATAAGGATGTAGTTGTTGGTGCTTATCCTAAGAAAGGTGTTAATTGGCAGCGCATTCGCGAAAGCGTCAGGGGAACAAATGATGCTTTGGATGATAGACAAATTGCATCTTTCGGTAGCGACTATGCTATCAACTTTAAATTTATTAACCGTGATGCAAAACAAATTGCTATCGAAAACGGTTTAATTCGTTTACATGATGGTGCAACAGGCTTTATGATGATTAAGCGTGAAGTTATTGATAAAATGATTGAAGCTTATCCTGAGCTAAAATATAATAATGATCTAAATACTCCGAAGGAATTGGATCCACATTTTTATGCTTTCTTCGACACTATGATTGATCCTAAGGATAAGCGTTATCTATCCGAGGATTATACCTTTAGCCGCAGATGGCAAGATGTCGGTGGGGAAATTTGGCTGGATCCTTCGATCTCTCTAAACCACTATGGTTCATTCAACTTCCAAGGTAACCCTGCTCAAATTATTCAAGTAGGATAATATGAAACTTTCTGATCTGCAGCAATCTTGGTCAGAAGATTGTAAAATTGATGAACTGAATCTGGGAAAGGAGTCCGCAAGGACTCCTAATCTACATTCTAAGTATTTAAATTATTTAACTTCGACTAGATTAAATTTGAGAAAAGCTGAATCAGAATATTTTAATATGAGACGGCTTAAGTACAAATATTATCGCGGGGAACTTACTCAGGAAGAACTTGTAGATACAGGCTGGCTACAATGGCAGGGTAATAAGCCTTTGAAAAATGAGATGGATGAATTTCTACAGTGCGATAAGGATCTTATAGAACTCCAGGATAAAATAGAATATTTCAAAACAGTTTTATATCAATTAGAACAAATTATTCGTTCATTGAATAGTAGAACTTGGGATATTAAAAATTGCATAGAATGGAATAAATTTACCAGTGGTATGATTTAATGACAGTAGAAGATATTATTGTAGTTAAAAAGGATGAAGTTCATTTAAAAGTATTTTGTGAACCATCAATTGCACAAGAACTTAGTGATTACTTTTCCTTTGACGTCCCCGGCGCAAAATTTCATCCTTTATATAAGTCTCGTATGTGGGATGGTAAGGTTAGATTATTTTCTATTTTTACTAAAGAAATATACTCTGGTCTAAAAAGTTATTTGGAAGCCTTTGCAAAGGAAAGAGATTATTCATTTAAAGATGCAGTAACTCCGGTGTTTAAGGATCCTGTGTCTTATAAAGATGTTGAAAATTTCTGTAAGGATTTACAATTATCTTCTAAAGGGCAACCAATTGAAATACGAGATTATCAGATAGAAGCAGTATATAAAGCTATATCTGATGGTAGAAGATTATTGTTATCGCCCACAGGTTCAGGTAAGTCATTAATCATTTATTGTTTATTGAGATGGCATCTGCAATTTAATCGAAGACAATTAATACTTGTACCAACAACCTCTCTTGTAGAACAGATGTATTCTGATTTTCAAGATTATTCAGGTATCAACGGTTGGAAGGCATCTAATCATTGTCATCGAATATATGGCGGTCATGAAAAATCCAATGAATTCGATGTTGTTATTAGTACCTGGCAGTCTTTGTATAAACTTCCTAAAAGCTTTTTTGAGGACTTTCAAACAATATACGGAGATGAGGCACATTTGTTTAAAGCAAAGTCTCTGACAAGTATTTTAAATAAGTGTACTAAATCTCCATACCGCATAGGTACTACCGGAACTTTAGATGGAACTAAAACGCATAAACTAGTTTTAGAAGGTATATTCGGACCCGTACTAAAAGTAACTACCACAAAACAACTCATCTCAGAAAAAACTCTCGCCGATCTAAAAATATTTAATATTATTTTAGAGTATTCTGATGAAATTAAAAAATCTGTTAAGGGAAATTCATATCAGGAAGAAATGGATTTTCTAGTTCAGCATGAACCAAGAAATAGATTTATTAGAAACCTTGCTCTAAAACAAGATAAGAATACTCTGGTTCTTTTTCAGTATGTAGAAAAGCATGGAAAAATTCTTTTAGAAATGATAAAAGAAAAAGAACCTAATAGAAAAGTGTTTTTTGTTTATGGTGGAACTGATGCAGAACAACGAGAAGAGATACGAGGATTGACAGAGAAAGAAACAGATGCTATAATTGTGGCATCATATGGAACTTTTTCTACGGGGATAAATATTAAAAACCTACATAATATTATTTTCGCATCTCCTTCGAAGTCAAGGATAAGAAATCTCCAATCTATAGGAAGAGGATTGCGGACAAACGATAATAAAGATTCTTGCACATTGTATGATATAGGTGACGACTTAACTTGGAAATCTAAAAAGAATTATACTTTGTTGCATATGATAGAAAGAATTAAAATTTATAATGATGAACATTTTAACTACAAACTAGTAAAGGTATCATTATAATGAATGAAACTAATATTGTACTTATAAAGTTAATGACAGGGGAAAATATTGTTTGTGAAACACTAGAAGATTGCGATTCTTATGTCGAAAAGAAATTTATAGATGTACACAATCCTGTGTTAGTAAATGTTATGAGAATACCAAGGGGAACTAATTTAATTGAATCATATCTTATGATGCCTTGGTTAGGATTTGCAAAAACAGAATTTTGTAGAATATTCTCAGATAAAATTGTCACGTTGGTTGATGTAGAAGATGGAATACGAGACAATTATATTGAATTTGTAGAAAGACGTGAACAGGAAAAAGAGGAAGAAGAATCTGAAGATGATGATACCAATGTAAAATTTTCAGAATCTTCAAATGAAGCCGATATGGAGATTGAGGAATTTTTAGAAAAAGCTATAGAAAAAATAGGAGAACACCTTGAAGAAGACGAAGAATACGATGGAAGAGAAG